GCAGGCGCTGGACACGCTGAACCGCCGTTACGGGCGCGGGACCGTGGCGCTGGCCAGCAGCGGGGTGGGCAGCCCTGCCCCCGCCTTCAATGCTGCTCCTGCAACTCTAGACTCTACTCCAGTAGCACCCTTTCCCGTTAGTTTTGCAATCTCTTCAGCAGTTCCAGCGCCCATTGTGACTGTAGCAGCACCACCAAGGGCTGCTTTTTCACCAAATCCTAATGCTTGTTTTGTTATGTCAAATATTCCTTTAAAAAGTCTACCAATCGTATTATCGAATATAAATTTATTAATTCTCCAAGAAAGATTAGCAATCGAACTGATGACTCCAAATATTCCAATATTTAATACACCTAATATACCACCAACAACAGTAAGACCTTTAATAACATTATTTTTAATATCTTCTAACTTCTTTTTATCATCTCTTGCATATGCTTGAAGAACATTTAATCCTTGAATGGTCAACCAACCACCAAGTAGTTGCCACATTAAATTTAATAAATTATCAAAACTAGATTGAACTTTATTACCAATTTGTTTCACTGGTTCCACTAATGCAGATTGAATCTTTCTTTCTAATAAAGATTCCTTTCCTCTTCTTAGTCCAGTTTCTGCAGCATTTTTTTCTTGCTGCTGTGAGAGTCTCTCTTTTTGCTGCTCTAATGCACTATTTTCAGCGATTAAATTTGAAATTTGTTGTAAACTATTACTTAAATCTGAAATAGATGATTGAATGGTATTAATTTGATTTTGTAATGCAGTAATTTGACTAACCGCTACAAGAATCTGAGTATCTTTTGCTGCTAAATCATTAACCTGTTTTTGAAGAGATGCGATTGCACTCGTATTTGTATTAACAATTGACAGTGTTTCTGGATCTGGCCCTCTGCTTACAGGAACTAATGCTCCCCCACCGCCAAAAATACCTGAGGATGATATTTGCGATCTTCTAAAAAGTGCCTTTCTTCTTTCCGCAGAAAGTGGTGATCCTGTAACAGGATCTATACCACTTTGAGCAATTTCTGCGAGATCGGCCATTAGGATTGTTGATTTTTAAGATTTTCTTCTTCATAGAATATATTTATGTCTATAAATAGAAATACCTGTTGAACCGCAACTCCAGGAGGAGGGTGAAAGTCCCTCTTTTTACTATAAATAATAGTGCGGTTCAATTAGAGTAAAATGTATTACACTTATGCATTCTTGCGGGAAGATAAAACACCTTATTATATTGGTAAAGGTAAAGGCAATAGGGCGCATAGAAAAAGATATAAAGGAATAAAACCTCCAAAAGATAAATCAAGAATAATCTTTCTCAAACAAAATTTAACTGAAGAAGAAGCATTTAAGCACGAAATCTATATGATTGCTGTCTTTGGTAGAAAAGATTTAGGAACTGGTATTCTTCATAATAGAACTAATGGTGGAGATGGATGCACTGGTGCTATTCGCTCATTAGAATTCAAAGAAAATTTGAGAATTTTAAATAAAAATAAAATTCTTTCAGAAGAACATAAAAGAAAAATAGGTGATGCCCAGAAAGGAACCAAAAATCATAATTATGGAAAATCTGCCTCATTAGAGACTAAAGAAAAAATGAGCAGATCAAGGAGAGGAGAAAAACATCATTCATCTAAATGGTGGAAACTTACTTATACAACTGGAAATATAATTACGATATGTGGATTATCTATTTGGGCAAAAGAAAATGGTTACAATGTTGGTAATATTTACAGTATTTACACAGGAACTAGAAAAAAGCATAAAGATATTATAAAAGTTGAAAAACTAAAATAATATTTAACTTGACTGTTGATTTTTAAGATTTTCTTCTTCTATGTACTGCTGAAGCAATGAGATATAAACTTCCTTTTCCCACGGAATCATATCATTAATTTCAGTCAATGACCATTTATGATGCTGCATCAAGGCAAAATTTGTTTTAAAGTATGACACAAGATCAGTATGTGCCATACTTACCCGAAAAAAGCCGCTAATCCTTCCAATGTAACTTCACCCTCCTCTCCGGTATTTGGATTCTTTACCGTAATAATATGAGAAAGTTTGGGCATAGTCTCAAAAAACTTTTCAATTTCCTTGAATTGTTTAGAACTTAATTGCTCCAAAAATTCGCTCAATTCTTTTTTAGTACAATCTTTTGCAGACCAAGATTCTTCTTCAGAATAAACTTGTTCGATACAAGAGGTAATTAAATCAAAAGAATCATCTACACTTACACCAGTATCAGAATTAAAATTATTCTTAATAAATTCATTCATTGATGGATACTTCATTCTCATTGTCAAATTATCATCCAACTTAATATCTCTTGAATGATCTTCACTTACTTGGATTTTAATTTCATCCAAAACAATACTAACTGGAACTTGTGTAATACCATCATCGGGGCAAGTTACAAGAACATCCACAGATTCTCCAACAGATTTTCCACGAATATTCAAAAACAAATATTCAATATCAAATGTTGAGAGATCATCAATCTTGATTCCCCTACTTAAGATACAATTTGAAATAACTGTTTTTACAGCATTTCCAATTTGCTTTGGATCTTCACTCTCCATCGCAATGATTAGAATTTTTTCTTCTTTTACTAAAAAGGGTCTATATCTGATATTCTTTTTTAATGATGGTATTTCCAACTCATAAATTGGAGTCGCAATCTTTGGTAAAGGCATAATAACCCATAAAATTCAGTTATTTTTATTTATGAACTTTATTGTAATGGAGTTCCTGAAGTGTTTGTTGGTGATAGATTTAGATTAGTGCGATATGGAAGTAATGGATCCCTTTGGAGTTGTTTTAATAAATCATCGGGTTGGGAAATATTTTTGTTGTTATTCGATCCCAACTTCAAATCCAAACTATTTACTGTTCCAGAAACATATCTTTCATAACTAAATGATGCACTGGCAGTCAATACTTGAGATTCATCGTATGATACTGTGGGAGAAGAAAGACTAATTGGAAACATTCCAAAAAAATTATATTCAACTTCTTCTTTGTAATCTCTATTAAATTTAAGAATTTTTGTTGAATTACACTTATATAAGGTTGGATATTTCATTCTATAAAAATAACCAGGACTTGAATTGTTTTGTCCTGATCCATTCGCAATAAACTCAATCCAATGTTCTAAAAATTTCAATACCTTATATTCTTTATCTACAAGAAAAGTTAAATCAATTTGAGTAAAAATTCTACTATGTGCAAATTTTTCAGTTACCCCAGTATAATTGCCAGAAATATCTGCAGTTGCCAAAGAACTTCCAGGTAATGAAGCAGAAGAGCATAATAATCCTGCACTTTCACCAATAAAACTAGCATCTACTCCCCTAATTGCCAAATGACTCAGCAAAGGAAGAGATAATCCACCAAAAATAACTTGATATTGACTAGTTTGTGCTAAGTTACCAAAAAGTGATCTAATTTCGGATACTTTGCGTGGGCGGGCTATGGACACTCTAAATACTTTTATAGATCTATACTATATGTATAATGTCTTATAAAGGAAAATATCAACCTACTTATCCACAGAAATATAAAGGAAACCCCACAAATATAATTTATAGGTCTTTGTGGGAGCGCAAATTCATGAAATATTGTGATTTGAATGAAAATATTCTAGAATGGGGATCAGAAGAAATTGCCCTTCCTTATCGATCACCATTGGACGGGCGTATTCATAAGTATTTTCCAGATTTTTATATTAAAGTTAAAGAAAGTAATGGGCAGACTAAAAAATATATTATAGAAATCAAACCTAAAAAACAAACAATAGAACCAATAGTACAAAAAAGAAAAACTAAAGGATATATTTTTGAAGTAGTTGAGTATGCTAAGAATCAAGCAAAATGGAAAGCGGCAAAAAGTTTTTGTGAAGATCGTGGTTATGAGTTTAAAGTTCTTACCGAAGATGATTTAGGAGTCTAATGGCACAAACTCTCACTGGATACGAAAAACCATTAATAAACTATACTCAAAGAGAATTAGTACAAATTGCCGAAAAGTATAAAATTTATTATACAACTCCTGGTGGAGAAGGAAGAATTAGTGGATATAATCGATTAACAAAAGGAAAGTTAATTGAAATCATATCTAATGATAGTGATTATCAAGATTCAAATCCAAAAAACCCAAGAAGAGGGCCAAATGGAAAACTTATAAATCGAATTCAACCAATTAAAGACAATTTAATTGGTACTGAGAAACCCGAATATTTGATGAATGAAATCTTAAACGCAATCAAAAACAGTAATCGAGGATCACAACCAACACCAGGAAAGTATTATACATATATCTACTATGCAAAAACTCCTAGAATTCTTTATGATCGCCATCCACTCATTCAAGCACTGGAACTAACACAATATGGTTTTAGAGGATTTAATTATCATCTGGGAGAAGTAAGACAATATAATAATGTAAGTGGAAATAGATTAATAAGTGGACTATATGAAATTAGTGTTGCTGAATTTAATTTATTAGTTGATGTACCTTATCAAAAAATCGTTCTAAATAGTTAAAAAAATAATAAATGGCGTCATCTTCACCACCTGTTAGTTTAAGATATCCATTAAGAAAGATAGATTCTGCTGACGACTATCTGGAGATTCGTGTCGTCAAATATGAACCACCAGATTTTAGTAAAAATTTTAGTGATAGTAATTTATATGTAGCATCATCCTCAGATACTTTAAAAAACAATATTGAAACACCTGTGGCGTATATCTATTTACCAATGCCTCAAGGTATTTCTGATACTAGCAGTGTTGGATGGGGAGAAGATAGTTTAGATACTGCATCAGCATTTGGTGCAAGACAAATTGTTGGAGTATTAAAAAATGAAAATCTTATAAATGCGACAATATCGGCAGGAGGAAATTTATGGGATGCATTGAATGAAGCAGCTAGTACTGGTGCAATTCAAACAAAATTAACATCGAATATTGCATCTTCGTTGGTAAATTCATTGGGTGGAAATACCACTCCTGAAGGATTACTTTCAAGAGCAACTGGAAAGGTATTGAATCCACATATGGAACTGCTGTTTAAAAGTGTGACTTTGAGATCTTTTCCATTTTCATTTGATTTTGCTCCAAGAGATGATAAAGAAGCATATCAGATCAAACAAATCATAAGAACTTTTAAAAGGTCAATGGCACCAAAATCAACTGGTGGTGGAGGTACTGCTAATATTTTTATTAGTACTCCAGATGTTTTTCAATTGACATTTAAAACTGGAAAAAATGATCATCCATTTTTAAATAAATTTAAACCAATGGCATTAATTAATATGTCAGTTAATTATGCAGCTTCTGGCCCATATGCAACTTATGATGATGCAACACCAGTTCATATGCAAATGACTTTACAATTCCAGGAACTGAATCCAATTTATGCTGAAGATTATAATAATCTCACAGATAACGATGGAGTAGGATACTAATGGGATATTTCAGAGAACTACCAGATTTAGAGTATCAATCACCATTATCTGATAGAAAGTCTTCAGATACTTATGTTCGTGCAAAAAATCTATTTCGTCGTGTCAAACTTCGTGATGATTTACAAAATGTTTTTACAGTATTCAATAAGTATGAAATTCCCGATGGTTCAAGACCCGAATTAGTTGCAGATGAACTTTACGGAAAAGCAGATCTTGATTGGGTTGTTCTTTTATCTGCAGGAATTACAAATGTAAGAGATCAATGGCCATTATCAGATAAAGACATTTATAATTTCGCAGAAGAAAAATATGGTGAAAAATTAACTGATATACATCATTATGAAACTTTAGAAGTTTTAGATTCTCAAGGAAGATTAATTCTTCCCGCAGGTAAAATTGTTGATAGTACATTTACAATTCCAGATCCAAATACACCAATACTTAATTTACCACAAAGCAAAGTTGTAGTTGGAATTAATAATTATGAATATGAAGTAAAAGAAAATAATAAAAAAAGATCAATTTATATACTCAGAAAAGAATATTTACAACAATTCTTAAATGATATGAGAAATATTATGTATTACAGTAAATCTTCTCAATATGTTGATAAGACTTTAATTCGCACTGAGAATACTAGAATCACTATGCCATAAAAAAGAGGGAGGTTTCCCTCCCCGTTCTTATCACTCAGCAAGTTTTGCGAAGTAGGACAGAGCATCGTCATCATCTTCATCATAAGAAGAAGACTTAGAAGAACTCAGATTACTAAGTTCAGTACGAAGATCTTCATCAAGGTCACGAACAGAACCACGAGAAGTCTCTTCCTCATCAGCAACTTCAGGGTCTTGACGACGAGAAGTCTTATTACCAAGAACATAATCAAGACGCTTCTTCAGTTCATCATAAGACTTGAACTGATCAGGAGCAACGAGTTCGGCAAGAGAATACTGCTTCTTCCACACTGCTTCCATAGCATCATCATCATCCAGAAGAGCACCTTGTGCGGCAAACTCACTGGAATCATAGTTACGATAACCAGCAACATTCTTTGCCTTCAGTTTGAAGTTGGCACCCTGCCAGAAGTCAAACGGATCGATGGGAGTTTCATCCTCAAACTCAGGTTGCATGGCAGCAGTAATCTTATCAAAGATTTTCTTGCCAAACTTATAGAGGAAGACTTTACCTTCGTTGGAAGGATTTGCAGGATCTTTGACAACATAGATGTTGGCAACATAAGTCAGTTTGCGTTTCTGCTTACGTGCGATCTCTTTACCAGCATCAGTACCATTATTCCACAGTTCGGAGTTCAGTTCTGAAACGGGATCTTTCTGATTCAGAGTAGTCAGAGAGTTCTCAATATACCAACCGCCAGAACCTTGAAAGGCATGAGAGTACAGTTTCACAAACGGCAGATCCTCACCGTCAGGAGCAGGAAGAAAACGAATGACGGCATAACCATTGCCACTTTTATCACATTCGAGTTTCCATACACGATCATCACCAGATGATGTGCTATTATTCATTTTTTCAACTTCCTTGACCAGTTTGGCAGTCAGGGAACCAAGTTTGGATTGTTTTTTAAGATCGGAAAAAGACATTTGGATTAGTTGGGTAAATTTGGATTTGTTGGATTTACTTGAATATTATAACAAAAATGATCTCACTTGTCAATGAATTGTTTGAGGGACTCGATGGTTTTATTCATACTATTGAATAAAAGATTCATATCTGTATCAGGTGGAAATCCCATCAGAGCAACTGATTTGCGAAGATTCTCTTTCATCTCAACCGCTTGTGGGTCATCAGAAAGAGAAAGTCTTGTGTACATAATCTGTTGTTTTTCAAGTAACAAAGTCATTTTTTCAATGTGTTCTAGTTTATCTTCACGAGTCATCGAACCAAAAGTCAGAATACTTCCATAAATGAACCTTTGAAGTTCATTAATTTCTTCTAATTCCTCCTGAATCAATTCGGAGTCAAAAAATTTACTCATTTACAATTTCCCGTAAAAGTTTTTTATAATTAAACACATCGATATTTAGAAAAGGTTTATACTTTTTAATTTTTAAACTTACGGTTTCCCAGACTGGATCCATAAGTTTCTTATCAAAAACATTCCCGAACTGGAAGATTATATCGTAAATTACCAAAACTTCAGGGGAAATGTTCCCACCCAGGAATTTTTTTAGAACTGGTGGATGACCTTTCAAACAATTGAAGGCATCTTCTAATTTTGTTTCCGAGAGTAATGCTTCTGATTGTTCTTTGAACAAGTAGGTCAAACTCTGCTGTCGTTTCATCCACTCTGTGTATGTTCTTTCTCCAGAATTTATAATTTCGCCAATCCATATGTTCTGTGGGTTATCTGCGGCAACAAAATTTGATACAAGAAAATCTACAATTTCCTTATCAGAATATTTCCTTGAAGATTTTTCAAAAAAATACTTGTCTTTTCGTTTATTAAAGGAAGTTAGAGTTGCTCTAGACTTCCCACCATATTTAAAGAAATCATACTTTGGATTTGTAAAATGACTTTTGAGAGAAAGATAATGTTGATATGTCTCAAAAGGACTCATAGTGGCAATTTTGCTTTCGAAGTTTTTTTCATAAAATTAAGATTGATTGCATCATACTTCAATCGTTCTTTAAGTGGTTTCGATATTAGTTTTGTAATTGAATCCACTTCAATATTATTCACTTCACAATAGTGAACAATTGCATCAATATAATTGCACTTTTCTTCTGCAACAATCTTCTCTACTTCCAGTGCAAACTTGGAAGGAGTTAAAAATTTGTCCTCTATTGCTTGTTCTAAAGTTTCTTCATATCGAGGAGAGTATTCATAAAAAGAATCATTTCTTACATTGGACTTTCCATCTTTTCTTATTGCTTTATTTGGTTCCATAGAGTTCCAATTTATCCCCAACAAACTTTCTAATATATTGGACGAGCAATTTAAGGTACTTTGCTTTGTCGTATTCTTCATAAACAACACATTCTCCATTTTCACAAGCCATAATAATGACTAATTTCTTTACCATTATACCAGTAATTTCGTATAACATGCAAGCATATGCCATACATTGAACAAAATAATGTTCAATCCACTCGCGTGGTTTTGGTTTCTTCGAAGTCTTAAAGTCGATAATTGCCAATTCGCCGTTGTATTCTGCAATACAATCAACAGTTCCCGCAATACCTAATTGCTTACTATATAGGGAACCTTCAAGAGCATGAATATTATTTATGCGATTAAGTTCCGCTTTAGCAATCTTAAAAAGAAAATCCGCCAGCGGCGCAACTGACGGCAGATCTTGATTTTTAAGATAGTTCTCTGTAAGAGAATGCATATCCGTGCCGCGAGAAGTAGCTGCCTTAGTAATCTTATTTGCTTCCTCTTCACCAATTTTTTTGCGCCATTTGACAAAAATTTCACGATTAAAATGACTTGTAACAGAAGTAATTGAAACTAATTTAAGAAGTACTTCATCATCAGGAACTTTATAATAACGAATACCATCTATAGTCTCCCGTTCAAGTTTCGGGAGAATCAAATCAACATGATTGAACATTAAAAACCTGCTTCTAATTTTGCAATAATATATTCTTTGACAAGTCCAGAACGAACAATATCATCGACACCAAACTCTATTATATCAATAGATGGCATTTTACGCAAGATGCTCATAAAATCAACAATTCCATTACGCTCATTAGTCTTTTGCAAATCGGACTGAGTAGCATCTCCACAAAACATAATCTTAGAGTTTTCACCAATACGAGTAATGATTGAATCCAGTTCATGTGCCGTACAGTTTTGGAATTCATCTACAATGACGATAGAATTATCAAGTGTGGTTCCTCTTAAAAATGAGGTGCTCCAGAACTTAATTGTCTCCTGAGACTTAAGATTGCCATAAAGCATCTCAAACTCAACATCAGAAGGCATCTGGAACATATACTTCACCATATTCTTATAAGGAATTTGGTAAATATCCGATTTATCCTCATAAGAACCGGGAAGGAAACCAATTTCTCTGGTAGCAACTAAAGAACGAACCAGATAGATTTTCTCATAAGGAGTTCTTTCATCAAGAACCTCACGAAGAGCATTATAAAGAGTGATGAAAGTCTTACCCGTTCCTGCACATCCATAGGCGACAAGATGCTTACCTTTAGCATATGCATCAAAAAGTTTTCTTTGATTATCTGTAAGTGGGTCAATATCTAATAGATATTCACTTCCTAGTGCCTTCTTTCTTTTCATTTGACGGGTTGTAAGACCAACACCGATTGGTTGATCATTCGTCGTTCTTTTTCTTCTTGCCATATTAGTAGTTTAGATTTTTTTTACTCTTGACCCAGGAGCCTTGCTTGCTTTAGAAAGGACATCGTTCCATCCAGGATTACGACTGATGAGTTTATCTTTCCACTCACCAACCTCTCCTGGTGTAGCACATCCTTGTGACCAATCACGGGACCAAGGTTTATTATTTTCATACCAATCCATAATATCATGGACACTCATTTCAATAACTTTTTTTTCACCCGTTTCCGGATTATAAACTGGATATATTGCCATTAAACCAATCTCCATCCTTTATGTTGTTGCTGTCTTCCTCTACGCAAATCATATATGCAAGAGGGTTTTAAATTGTGTAGTTCACAAAATTCATTAATATTGTCACCATTATATATTTCCCCCTTTGGAGACATCAATTTAAACGATTTAACATGTAAGGGAGGTTTTATTCCCATATCTTTATTTCGTTTAGAAAGACGATTTTTCGCATCTTCACTCATACCTGGACCCAATACTCTACCCTTGCAGGAATTTCGTATCTTTTCTTTACTTTTTTCAGTATGTCCAGTAAAGATAGGAGGAGCATCTCCACCATTTGATTTATTGCGAAGAATTCCAGTTCCCAAATCTTTTCTACCAAAAACATTAATCATATAAATTTCATGTTTATATGCAGCATCTTCTGTAAGATTATTTTTAAGAATGAGTATTCTGTCTTTTGGTGGAGGAGAAAAGAAATCATGTTTTTGATATGCTCTTCTACCTTTACCTTTACCAATATACCATGGAGTTTTATCTTCTCGTAAATAAGCGTAAGTATAATACTCCATAAAATTACAAAATCAACACAAAAATATTTATGGACTCAACCGTGCTCTATGAAGTCTCTTTTCCTCATAATATGCCCAGACATTAGGTGCCCATTTCTGAAGTTCTGGTGCAAAAGAATCACATAATGCTTGAATCTCAAGTTGAGCATCAAGTTTAGAACGAAGATCCATAAAGTGAAGAACAGAACGAAGATTAAAGGATACTACAAAGTTCTGGCGAATTGCTTGAGGAAGGTAATCTCGGATGTGCTCTTCACACATACCTTGCCCATAGTATTCAGCATACTCTTCACACTCACTCAGAATCCTCCCTAACTTGCGTTGACGATGTTCGGTAGTCCACTCATACTTCTTACCTTTACGGTTGGTGTAGAACCCCACAGGGCGCACATAGAAGACATCTTCAACATCCAGTTCCCCTTTGGCAACTTTAACTACACGCTTACCAGTATATCTTTGAGATTGAACATCCCAAGAAGTTCCAATACGATGAGTTCGTGCCTGAACAATTACATTATGAACAAATCCAGCACAAGAAAAAGTAATACCAGGATGCTCGATTGGGCCCCAATGCCCTCTTTCATTAGGGAGCAATTGTTCAACAATCCACTGCCCACATTCGTGATGGTTGGGAACTTCCACTTGATGAATAGGAACTTCCGAATAATCACCCTTACCTGCTTGCCAAATGACTTGCTCTGGAATCGGATAACCCTGAAGTTTCACCACTTCAAGATTCTTATCAAGTTCAAGTAGATCTTTTGATTTAATAGGTTTCATTTTTTTCCAAATCCTTTCGATGTTTTTGCCTCAATTTCTGCGAGTTCTTCTTTAACGACTCGCAATTGTTTTTTCATCTCTATCAATTTTTCTGAAGAATATAAATGTTCTTGTTTTGTCATTCGTTCGAGTAACTTTACTAACTCTTTTGCTCTTTTAGTCATCGTCGTCCTCAAAGATTTCGTCATAATCTACTTCTCTTGGTTTAATATCATCAAATCGATATGATGATACATCAGAATAAATTTCAGTTTTTAAAGAATCAATCAACAATTCCAGATTACGAATAATAAGTTTTACTTTTTGTTTGTCCATAGATTAAATTGTTTCAAATCATTCTACATAAAAAAGAGTCACTCGTCAAGAGCGACCCTACGAATCAAAAAATTACTGGAAAATTTTTTGAGCATTTTGGGAAATCACTTTCGCTTTTTGTTTTTGGGTGCTTCATATCCCCAAACTTTAGGACTGATTTTACCATAACCCCATTCAATACTTTGAATGACATTACCCATGGCGTCGTAGTACATATCAAAAATATTAACTTTTTTACCAGATCTGGTGAGGTCATAACAAACCTTACCATTCATCAAATAAGTTACAATATAAGCATCATTGGGAACATCTGTAACCTTTGCCTCATTTAAAGTACAATTGTGTTTTAATATTTCACATCCGTAACGAGACTTTAATGATTCTCTTTCTTGAACTGTCCAAGTCTCATGATCTTTTTCGGATGTCCTAGTCTTTTCTGTAGACATCTTTCTTTCTTTTGTATTTTTTTCCATATCAATAAATCCAATTGTTACTTTATTTCAACTTCTATTTCCCCATTGAATGTCGGGGTATGCTTCTGAAACAATTTCCTTAGTAATTTTATACTTAGTTTGTAACTTTTTATCCTTCACAAGACAAAGAATTTCTGCTTCGAGTGGGTGAAGACCTTCGAGAACATTAATAAACATAGTTTCTCTACGAAGAGAACTAAGGGAATCATTTCCACCTTTAATAAAATTATAAAATCTTTTGAATTCTTTACGAATTGATGATCTTCCTTGATCCTGTGATCCTAGTGAGTTAGATCCAATTTCTCCCATTTTAGAAACAGCATCTCCAATTTTTTCAGATAGTGTTCCGCTAAAAGAATTTTGTTCACTTGTACTGGAATAAGGTACATCCCCCGGTGGAAGTAAACTAATTACAGATTCGTCAAAATTCCAAATAAACAATGCCTTCAAAGATGCGTGCTCATATTTTTTGAGAATTTCAACCTTTTTAGCATTAGTTCTTTGTTTTGATGCGAGATTCAAAACTTCAAAAGCAAATGGATTTGCTGGTAAATTTTCATTAACTACTTCAGCAGTTTTTGCTCTAGGAGTTTTAACAATCTTAGTAGTCGATTTTTTTGTAGTTGTAGTCATATTTTATATGCAAAATACTATTTAAAATTAATCATCTTCAATTTCTTCATCATCATAATCTTCTAAACCATTTTCGAAGCGTACAGAAACAATATCCTGGTCTATGAAATTCCCATCTGTATCAAAAAATTCTGGGTGATATTGATGAGACTGTGCAATTTCTTTATAGTTCATCATGTATTCCCTTGCTATCCACCCAATCATTAGCCCAACAATAAAAAACAAAACGGTCATCAATGAACCGAAAACTAAACTTGTTGCTAACATCTTTTTTCTCCGGGAAACTATTTGGATTTCTTTATATCTAAAGAAAATTCAAAGTAAATGGTTATTTCTCGCTTAAAAAAACAAACCAATTTTTCAAAAATAATATGATAGGTTTTTGGTTTTTTTTGTTTACCTCCCGATAAAATCAGATCTAGACCACGATTCATATGCTAATATACAATGTTATTTATGTTTACATCAAACAATATTTTGTTCTTTAAGATATTTGATTGTGTCAACACATCCTCCTAATCTCTTATTATCACAAATAACCTGAGGAAAGGTAGATCCATCACCAAATTCCGAATAAAATTCTTCTTTAGTAAAATCCTCATTAAGAGTATACACCACAAACTTGTTTCCTGTCAACTCAAGAACTTGTTTGACTTTGTAGCAATATGGGCAATCCTCTTTTGAATAAACTGTAAAATTCATGTTAATTAAAATCCTAAATGTTTTTTTCTTACAAAATCTAAATTATATGTTGTATAACCTAATGGAAATGATTCGTTATTAAATGGATATTTATATGGATTTGTTTTAGTCCAATCATACCCCGGATCTATCCATTCTGGGCCCCATTTATAGTAAATGTACCAGTTTTCATTAAGAATACGACTATGTGCTAACTTTCCTTGTAATGATGGATCGACTCTCCAAGTTTGAGATCCTGTAGTAGCATAATCCTTTTCTCCATGAAGATAAGGAATATTAGAATGATTTGTTTTGATATTTGACAATATCAATCTGATATAGTAATCCACATCTTCTACATATGCAGGATAAAGATTTTCATCAAATAAACCACATTCTTGAACTACCCAGTCATTAATTAAAAATAAATCCCATTGTGCCTGTTCATTACCATAAACCATTCCAATATCAAGATCTTCATTTTTTTGAATAATATCTTTTAAAAGACCTGGAGAAAACTCAATATCATGATTTGAAATAATCCAATAAGGAGCATTCATATAACATTTAATAATCATGTTCCAAGCACCACTACAACCAATGTTCGCAGGAAGATGACATACTGTTATTTTCTTGATGTATTCATGCTTAATTTTTGCAAGATTATCAAGTTGTTCGGTTAGTTCTCCCCTACCATTATTATCCAAAATAACCAATTCATTCACTGGATAATCCACACTATTAACTAGTCTCTCCATCCAATGAAATCCATTTACAATCGGAACTCCAATTACAGGAATTGGAGCATCCACAGTAATTTCAGATTTTTTTATTCCCCAAAAATACAAATCTTTCGATTCATCATTAACCTCAAATTTATAATATTTAAATTGGTTATCAAAATTAATAAACTGTCTGAAATCCCTTTCACTCAAATTACGATAGTATTCCCATCCCAAATTTACAGTTAATGGAGAATCTAATGGAGTAGATCTACTTGTACCGTGCTCAAGTCTTCCTTCGGTAGCACATGTGAAAAATACAAATCCACCTGGTTTACATAGGCGAATCATATTTTCAAATGTTTCTAACCAATATGGATTATGTTCAAAGCATTCGGCAGAACAAACTACATCATAAGAGTTGTCTGGAGCATCATACTTTTGACCTTCACATACAATATCAACACCATCACCTTCGGCAACATCTAAACCAACATATTCGCAATTTTCAAAAAAATCACGAACAGTTCCATTAATGTTTAAACTACCAACTTCAAGAACAGTTTGATTTGAAAAATATTTTGGAGATCTTCTTTTTATTTTGTCAATAAAATCTCTTTGTTGATTATGTGCCATTAGTATTCTCAAAATTTTGTTAGATTTTCTTCTACCAATCTTGCATAGTCTGGACTCAAATTGTAATTATGTTTGAGATCCAGAAATATAGATTTAGATTCACTATGTTTTCCCCACCAATATCCAGCAACCGATTTAGCAAATAAAAGACCATATTTTCCAGGATATTCAACATCGGTTTTAAGTGGTTCGAGATCAAAATTACATGTTCTCAAACCAGTATCGGCATAGATATAGCAATCTTGCCACCATTGTCTTTTATCTGAAAAACGACTTAACAAGAAATATGCTTCTGGTCTTTCTGGAAAAAGACACAATGCCTGTTGAAGAATACCTTTTGCAGTACCATCTCGTGTACCCTCTCTATCATAAGAATTGGAAGCATGTATTAATGCCTCATAAGAAAGAGTGATATCATCCGATCTCTCTGCACATCTCAGAAAATAAGAAAGAGCTGCAGAATTATGTCCTTGTTTTTCATATTCTAATGCAAGATTAAAATTTAATTGTGCATTTTCAGTATCCAAAGAATATTCATATAGTAAATTCTGCAGACTAATTTCTTTAGAATTCATTTCGGGTAAAAGATAATCTTTAACATTTTGAAGTTTAAAGATAATACTTGGAAGATCCTTAATTGAATAAGATTTTAAAATTAAATTTGCGTTTCCAGATGGGGAAATTTTTCCTTCACCCGGAATATAGTTTTCCATATAACTATACAATTCATTATAAGAATTAAAATCATTATTCAAAAAACTCTTCAAATCAGCATTCCAATGGCAGAAAGATTTGAATTTTTCAATATAATTTTGAGAAGTTCCCATCCAACTAAAATGCCATCCCAAATCTTGTAGAACTTGATCTCCTTGACAAGAATATGCTATTGGATATGAAAGTTGATATTCTGCTCGTATTTTTGTGGCACTAGATGATTCTAAATGCCTTTTCAAACACATAAACATGGATTTATTCCATTCATGAATAGTTCCATCTAAATTATATGCCCTCAAATCCGCTCTTGCTTCAAGATGTACCAAAGGAATCTTAAGAATACTTTGGGGATTATCTCTTTGAATATTTGAAAGAAATTCTACATTATTTGGATTAATTATTTCATCACAATCACTAATAATAAAAACATCATCGTCATTAAATTCATCTAAGATATTACCAATAGCATCTCTTTGAATTCTTTCTCTACTTGCAATTTTTAGATTTGGTTCATAAAATAAATCATAATGACTTGGATCTCCAATACTTTCATCAGACAAATCAAGTTCAATAACTTTAATCTTATTTTCTGGCAATTTAAGATCTTTAATTGTTTTTTTACAAGTAAATTCCTTTGGAATACCACTGTGAGTATAATTGGCATCAATGATTACAAAAGTATCTACATAATCCTTTAATAAATTAATTCGAAATTCTAAGAGTTCCTTTTCATTAAAATATGGAAAGCAATCTACTACTTTACGTTTTTTTATAAATGGATTCTTTGCCTTTACGATAAATGATTCTGGCATGGTTATTTTTTCACAATTTTTCCACCAATTTAAAACTGATTGATGTGCTTTATAATGGTTATTTTTCTGACCATCATTAACATCATCGTCATTTCCAACGAATGTTGATTCAAAATTAATATCTTCTACAAAGATAGGATAAGTATAAGTTTTACCTATTGAAGTAAATAAAATATTTTCTATCAAAGGCATTATTTCTTGATTAGGTATTTCTAAATGAAATGAATCTTGCTGACAATAGGTATCTATGAGTTTTTTAGCATACTCTCTTTTTATAATATATGCAGTTGCAGACCAATCATCCCAGTAACGATCCCTAAGTTTAATTTCACCAAAGTCACTACGAATAGAAAGCAATTGAACAGATTCCCAATCCTCTGGAAGATTTTGAATCATTTCTTCCCAAGTAAAATTCCAATATTCGACTGTCTCCAAACTTAAATCATCTTCACAGAAAAATCCATAAGGTTCATCAGTATTATTATACCATGTTTTAATTGCTTTTAGATGAGATACGCAACATCCTTTTGTGCCATCGTTTAAAGTATGGGCATATTTTCCAGTTATAATATCATCAGATTCTGCAAATTTTTTAGAAAGAAAAGGATTTGGTTTAATACCATATTGTTCAAATTGTTTTTCTAAATTTTTTTGCCTATCAGTACATTCTTCCAAACTCATATAATAAACTGTAGGAAATCCCTTTAATTTAGAATTGCCAATATCAGTGGCAAAATAATTTTGCTCATCCATTGGAATTATATTCCAAGAACTTTTTGATTCTACATAATATTCAGTAATTTCACCAATCCATTCCTTATTCTGATTTATATGTTTTTGTGAAATGGCATATTCTACTTGCCATTCTAGTTCTTGTCCGCTATAGAATTGTGATAAATTATCATTGACCATTTGACGATAAGTCTCATCCGATCCAAATCCTTCAAAGTTTTCAGTTCTTTTATTATCTGGATGAGGTAAATGAGTTAAAAGATAATCAAAATCAATTTTTATTTCAGTTAGTCCAAGTAGATTTAAACGCTGAAATAATTCATCATCTTCATATGCATAACATTTACCCAATATTTCATTATATCCACCAACCTTTAGGAAATTTTCTTTTTTAATTAATAAAAATCCTGTCAAATATTTAAAGTATGGACTATATGAATTATAATAAGTATACAATTCTTGATCAGTCAATGTATTTTTATCGACCATAGAAAGTCCTGTCTCTGGATGAATAAACTCAGGACTTTTATAATTATGACGCCCAGATACAAAAGAGTTGTCGTCAATTTTATACTTATCGAAAAAATTATAATAAGGATTAAGAATATAATCAGTATCAACTTTTAATAGATATTCATTTTTAGCAATACTTGCGGCTAAATTTAATGGTTGTGGTTGATTAAAATATTTCTTATCATTTACACGAATGACTTTAATTCTTGAATCTAATTTTGTAAGATGATTAATTGGTTCATCCGAGCACCAATCAACAATAATGATTTCATCAATTTCATCAAATGCCAACCAAGAATTCAATGAAATTCTAAGGGCATTATATCTATTTTTACATGCACAAATTAACGAAATTTTCATAAGAATTAATAAAGAGCAAAAATAATTAAATTTTTTATTATATAGTGATCCAATCTGGAAGGTATAAATCTTGAGTATTCCAATGAGAAAATTCACCACAAAACCATTTTCTGGGAGCAAAGGTTTTTTGACTTTTTGCTAACCAAGATCCCCACCAACTAAAAGATGAGTTAGCAATAATATGATAATTGCAATGACTCATCAAACACAAATCAATGTAAGAATTGTTTGACATTGAAATGGTAAATTTTTTATCAGTAAAATAGTTTTTACACCATTGAATATCATCACTGAATATTATGACAGGTACATCAGGCAATTGTTGTAATGCATTCTCATAATAATCCATTCCCAATACTACAAAATTACTATTCGTCAAATAATCCGATCTTCTGATATGAAGAGAAATAATTTCATCAGAATAAATTTGATCAATATAAATTTTGCAAATATTAGATACTCTATCATGAAAAGTAAAATCTTGCCTAATTTCATTTTCAATATGTTTGAAATATTTTTCAGTCTGAAAGTATCCAAAAATATCAATATTGTCTGGACAGGTATTAAAAAAATTTTCATCAAATTCAAATTTTTCTGTTGAAAATATTTCACTATTTTTATTTTGTTTTGTTCTTGGCAATTTGAAGCAATCATATAATGGATTATCTCTTGAGACAGAGTATGAATAATTTTTATGAGATGCTATTCCTCTGAGAGCAGAATATTGGAACATCTGATTTCCCAATCTTCCAAGGTATCCGATATTATTAAAAGAAATCATGTTTATAATTCAATTTCAAATCAACCAATTATTTTCTTTTAACAAAAATAAAATCTGTTCCAAAATGTGCTTTAGTATTTCCCCAAACTAAATCAAATCCCCTTTCTTGAAGAAATGTATTAACATCCTTAAAAAGACATTGACCCTCATACATTGGATTAACTTCCAATTCAGTGTGAATAACTTTTACACTATCAAGTAAATTACCCATACTCTTCAGTGCTTTTAACTCTGCTCCCTGAAGATCCATCCAAATAGCATCTATGTGATCTATATTATTATTCCTACAATAAGTATCTATTCTAGTGCAAGGTACTTCTATTTCATACTGAACATATTTTTCTATATTATCATACGCCCCATTCGCCAAATATAAACTTGATGCACCTTGATTTCCATCTTCCCAAGTTGTAATTGTTTTTTCTTTATCCATTGGATAAAACTTACAAGATCCATCAAACTCATTAATTGCTTGATTAACAACTGTGATTGATGAAATATTTTTAGTATTGTTTAAACAGACTTGGTAAGAAACTGGATTTGGTTCAAATGCAACTATTCGTGCTGCCGTATATAATTTGGAAAATTCTACGGATTCCAAACAGTGGCAAGAACCAATATCAAAAATAACCTTTACATCTGGAATTAATTTAAAATTTTCACCAATAAATCTATTAAAAATACTTATATCTGATGCATGATATTGCATATTATTCTCTTAATTTATCAATTATAACATATTTAACTAAATTTTCACAATAAATTTTTTGTATTTTTAGAGTGTATATGTAAATTTACTATTGGATATTCTTTACCTTCAAACAAAACATAGGGTTTTTTATCTTTCATGATTGGAATTATTTTCTCACTTTGAATTTCTCTACCGATAATATGAGTATGGTGTGCAAATCCTGGGGGATGACCTTGATGAGTTCCTCCAAAATATTGCCCATAGGAAGAAGGATCAAATATAATTCCAGTTTCATTTGGTAAAATATTTAATAAGTTAATTAAATCTGGTCTTCTTACCATTATACTATACAAAAGCCTCATCTCATTAGGCATATCTGATCCATATTCATATTGCTTTTGCTTATCAAAAACAATCTCATGTAATATCTCACAAATCTCATCTATTTTTTCAATTGAAGAAAATCTAGAAAAACCAAAAACAACTTCAGTTTCATTATGATATGTAATTGATAATCCCTCAGGGTTATCAATTAGATTCGAAAATAGTTTCGATGATTGAAACATCAAAACATCTGAATCAAAATGATAGCAACTTTCTAATCCAAGATGCCTAATTGCATCTCTAACAAGAAATACTCTAAAAATTGATGTTCGCCAAAGAGGATTTGGATCATCAGAAAATAAATCCATGTTAAGAACTCTTTTTGTTTGATCAGATGAAATATCACTAACCTGCAATATTTCAATTCCATTCATTTCAAATTTTTGATCTGTTATTAAAATAATTCTGGAATCTGGATCTACATTATTAATTGATTCTATAGAATCTAAAAGATGTGAAGGTGGCATTTCACCTATATGACAATGAACATAAGTAATCATTTTATATTTCTCCTATAAGCATGGCAGGACACAAAATCATAATCAATTTTAAAATTATCTAGATCAAAATTAGATGGAATAAAATCTATATCTTTCCAAATTAGTTGTCTTTGATTACACATCTCTGGATATTTTATTAACATATAGTTAGCATACAAATCCCATTCACTGAAGCAAGATGCTTCATTGTAATCAACTATATCTAAAATACAATCTGCGAATGATTTACCGTCAAATCTATTCTCAATATATTCAAGTAATTGATTTATTTTTTTCTTATTAAAAATCATATGATGAGAAATGCAAGAAAATCCAATAGTATCTTCAACATCCAACAATAATTTAGTTGGTGGTAGATATGGAGTATGATATTCTTCTGCTATACAATAATAAAATTTTTTTTCATCAAAAGAAATGTCCTTAAGAAATATAGTATCAGAATCCACAAGAACAAAAGATTCTGATAGATTATGAATTACTTTTACAGAAAATAATTTAAGAAATTGTTGATACAACCAGTTTGATCTATAAGAAAGGTTTGGATTTTTATTTTCCCATATTGTGTGAATCTTTTCTTTAGTTATGTATTTGGAATAATTTTCTTCAGGAATATGAGTAGTACCAAATATTTTTGGATCTTTTTCAGAAATAACAAATATTTTATCACATACTGCAATATTATTTCTTATTCCATCAACAGATAATTGAAGAGAACAAAAATCTTTTGGATGGCAGGGAATAACAAAATCCATATTTTTAAATATAATCACAATTCAATAAATTGTTTGACAAAATCTTTAGAAGCACGAAGTAAGTATGCAGCATTATCTTGAAATCCAAAAGTGATCAAATAATCATTTTTGGATTCGGTCATACCAACAGCAAACTCAATTTCGGCATTTAAGAATGAAAACTGTTTTGATACTTTTACAATATTCCAATCTTCATCCCAAACAATAAATCGATGTTTATAAGTTCCATCCTTTCTTCCTGCTGGACTCTTAAATAAAAAGGTTTCATGATTCAAACAAAACCTTTGTTTATTTTCAAAAGGAATGACTTGAGATCCTCCACGCAAATCAATACATCCAATATCTTTCCAATTGGTAAGTACAACCTGTTCAGTAGTTCCAGTTTTAATATCATATTTCACAACTTCAGTACCATTAGTCCACTTCACAAAATGATATGGCATATCAACGATTGGCATCCAATTCTTTTCACAATAAGAATCATTTGCTCCTGGAGTTGGAATACGATATTGATTAATTTCTTTTACTGAATTTTCCGAAATTTCTAGTTCGGAAAGTTCCATTCTCCCAGTTCCAATTGAATCTAAATCTCTTCGCACACCAGTAACATAAAGTTTTCCTTCCCAACGAACAATACGGCAGTCTTCCAATCCAACAAATTCCCAAAGTTCCTTATCAGGAAATTTAGAAGTGTCAATACGGTGATATGATTTCATTTGCATATTTTCATCCAATTCGCACATAATATTATTTGTGCGAAGATGCATATCATTTTCTGGATGAATATAAACTAAAGGTCCCCAAGGATGCTCAAATTTTTTCTTCTCTGAATGATATAATGTGTAATTAATATTCCTAAGGTTAACTAAAATCTTACCATTATCATTATAAACAGAAGGATTGGTAAGAGAAGGTCCTTTTAAGTCTGATGATGGAATAAGAAGTGGATGAATACTTCCACCATTTTCAAGAGCAAGTTTAACAAAATTACTCATAAATCCAGTATAGTTTATTCAAAAGTATAACATATTTTAGAAGTAAAGTCAATATACTAAAAATTTTAGCATTCGATGTGATATATTTAATTAATTTTGAATATCTCCATCTTCGTCCAAGCCCCATCAGCAGTTCCAGTAACTGTTTGTCCTCCTGGATTTCCAGTATAAACAGTAAAATCAATATAATCTGTTGTTCCATTCATAGTTACAATACCACAGGCATTCATTGTGTATTGGAATGTTTGTATGCCAACTTGAGATATTGCAAAAGTACTGCCATTTTTTCTTAACTGAATATTTGTTTGGTTATTTGTAACCGAACCCGCAGAAATGTTCATCATTGCGTCAACATGATAAGTTCCTGCAACAGTTGGAGTTGTGCGAGTTGTAATACCACTATACCAACCATTAGTATCACTTGTTGCAGTAAAACCAATTAAAGTATCAGTATTAATAGGTATAGTTTGGTTTGTAAGTCTTGCAAGTTTTACATAATAATTTCCAGCAGCATTTAGGTTTCCAGTAATGGTTGTAACACCACTAATTCTTACATTACCAACAATATCCAATTTTGATATTGGATTTGTGGTTCCAATACCTAGATTACCAGAAACATAAGCACCACCAGTAACCTGAAGAAGTTGTGATGCAGTTCCTGTTGAAGTTGCGGATCCTACAAGAAGATTACCGGAACTTGTAATTCTCAATAATTCTGTTCCGTTTGATGCTGCAAGAAATGGAATTGCTTTCTGCCCTGCACCAGGACTTGATAATAAGTATGCATCTGCATAAACACCAATACATTGTGCCTTTCCATAAGCAACAAACTTACCTCCAATTGCACCTTCCAATAGTGCCCCATTATTAACATTATAAGTAGTGGTAGCAACATTTGCAGTTCCCTCTACACCAATATTAAGAGTTCCATAATTATTAGCAGTATTACTCGATAAACCTACAATAGATGATGCGGTTTGATATGCTTGGGTTGTTGTGTAAGTATACGCTTCAATTCCATAATAAGGACCACCATATAATCCAGCAGTTCCAGGAATATCAATTCTAATTCCAGTTTGTGGCGCATATCTCCCACCAAGTTGATTAACTTTTATTCCATATTGTCTTGTGGTAGTTATGGGTAAATAATAACCCATTCCAACTTGAAGTGCTGTTGTGGCATTTGCAGGATCTCCAGAAGAATAATAAATTTCAGCATATGCACTAGAAATACCTGCAGGATCTGCTCTTCCAACTCCAAGATTACCAGAAACATAAGCACCACCAGTAACCTGAAGTAGTTGTGATGCGGTTCCTGTTATTGCTGTGGATCCTAATACAAGTTCTCCAGTCCCAAAAAGAGTTGCAATAGTTGTAATTCCCGCATACCATTTAAAGTTTCTGGAGATATTTGGAATAGAATTCCATAAAGTATCTGTGTCATAACCAATAGCATAATCTACCGCAACGGAATTTATGTTTGGATATAACGTAATTTTAGTTCCAGGACTTCTTGTTGAGAATGTGGGGGCACCAATACCATTTTGGTTAAAGTCAATTCTATTTCCATTTGAACCATTCAGGTAAAATTGTCCACCACCATCTGCGGCAGAGTTTGCTTGTGTAGATTGAAATTGATTTGAAATTACAATACTTCCTGCTGTTGTGTTATCAGTAACACCAACACCTATTCCACCACTAATGTAAGCATTGCCAGTGACCTGAAGTCTTTGTGATGCAGTTCCTGTTGAGGTTGCAGATCCTACAAGAATATTACCTGCGTGATACATCGGTGAAGATGTATCAGAACTATAAATGGAATAACGATTGGTTAAAGTTCCACTAACAATTGGAGTTGCTAAATATAAACCATAATAATTTGTAAGTTGTCCCGTAAGTGCTACTGTTGGTGCTACATAATATCCATAATAATTAGTGATAGTTCCAATACCAGTTCCTGATGCAGCACCGACTTGCATAATGTTATAGGAACCATAAGCATTGGTTGATGATGCAGAACGGTTTGCTGGTGTGCCGACTGCTGTTGAATTATATGTGGTATAAATGTTAGTTGCAGTTGCTTTGGTAATACTAACTGTATTTTCACTTCCGTATGCAAATCCTGTTACAACAGATTGATCTATATTAGTTAGATGAGATACGAAATTGACACTCCCAGTAAGAACATTAGATGCATAAGAAGAAACATCAGTTGTACTGTTTCTATATACACCATTATAAAATCCACATCCACCAATTCTTGCGGTAGATGCAGTTCCCGCAACATTAGTATAATTTTGCAATCCATAAAGAGTTGCAGAATAACTTCCGTTTGCAGAAGTCAATGCGTGACTGAATATTGATGGTTCGTAATATTTAATGGCAGTCTGAGAAGCATCAAAACTATATGCGGTTTCTGGTTGAACCAATAGATCAACTGATGATGCATTATAATTCTTACTATCTAATGTAGTATACCAAATAGACTGAGTGCTTCCTATTGAAGTTTCTACTTTTGTGGTTCCATTAACTTGGAGAGTTGTTGTTGGATTTGTGGTTCCAATACCTACATTCTGACTTGAAGCAATATAAACAAAATTAGTAGCACCAGCAGATACATTATTGTTATTGAAGATAACTTGAGTATTAGATCCAGAAATAGGCCCAGTTAAACCTTGAACACCTTGTGTTCCTTGAGTACCCTGAAGTCCTTGAACACCTTGTGTTCCTTGAGT